GGTACTACAGGAAGTTCAGGTACTTCTGGAGCTTCCGGAACTTCAGGGAATTCTAACACAAGTGGATCATCTGGTACCTCGGGTTCAACTGGTACCTCTGGTATAGCACGTGTTGCCGGACTTTCTGCTACCTCAGGTTCAACAGGTTCAAGTGGTTATTCACAAACTCAAGGTTTATTTGATTACCAAGTTTCTATGGATAAGACTCAAAGAAATTACTTACCAAAAGTGTTAGGTAGGACTGTACCAGGTGGTAACACAGCATTATTCGTAGAAGAACTTTACGACCACATGTTTAAAACACTTAACGCTGATGGTAAAATTAGAGGTATTAAACAAGCTACTGCTAACTATGCAGATGACTACAAAGATTACTTACAACAATATCAACCAGCCGTAACTCCATACGTTGTATCTGAGGTACGTGGTAACAAGGTATTGAGATTATTCAGATTCTGGACTATCTCTGACGGTAATGCTGCAAACGAACAATTCAAAATTTCTATCACAAACATCAAACCTGATACAAAAGAGTTTGACGTTCATGTTAGAGCGTTCTACGATACTGATGCTCAACCAACAGTATTAGAATCATTTGCACGTTGTTCAATGGACCCATCATCAAACAACTACATTAAGAGAAGAATCGGTACACTTGACGGTGAATACGTTTCTAGGTCATCTTATATTTTAGTTGAGTGTGATGATACATCAGATACATCTGAAGCATTCCCAGCAGGTTTCGTTGGTTATCCAATTCGTGATTACCAAACTTACGGTGTTAGTGGTAACACTTCAGTAGTTAATCCTGACATCATGTACAAACAAACTTATGGTGTATTTGAGAACAAACGTAAATTCTACTTAGGTCTTTCTGAGACTGTAGGTATTGACACTGACTTCTTTGATTACAAAGGTATTCCTACAACATCTATCCCAAATATTTGGACTGGTATGACACATGGTTTCCACATGGATATCAACGCATCAGCAGTAACAATTGATAACGTAACTGAAGTAATCAACTCTTCAGGTGGTACTTACAGTCCAGTATTCTTATTTGACACAGGTAACTGGTCATTCACAACTGAAGCTGGTTTATTAGGTGGTCCATACGAAAAAGTTTACGCACGTAAATTCACATTCGTACCTTACGGTGGTTTCGATGGATGGGATATCTACAGAACACGTAGAAGTAACACAGATAGATTCTTAATCAACGGTACTTATGGTCAAGCTGGTCTTAACTCAGGTGCTTTTGTTAACAGAACTCTTTCTAATGGTGACTTAGGTATCAACTCTGATTACTACGCATACTTAGAAGCTATCTGGACGTTCAAAAACCCTGAAGCTGTGAACATTAACGTATTCGCTACACCAGGTATCGATAACTTTGATAACACAAACTTAATCGAGTCTACAATCGATATGATTGAGCAAGATAGAGCTGACTCATTATACATTATGACAACTCCAGATACTGACGGTGCAGGTGATGCATTAACTGTTGATTATGTGGTTGATAAACTTGATGGTATGTATGACAGTAACTATTCTTGTACATACTGGCCTTGGGTTCAAATCCAAGACTCTGAAAATAACGTATTCATCTGGGTTCCACCTACAAGAGATGTTGTTAGAAATATCGCATTGACTGATAACATTGCATTCCCTTGGTTTGCCGCTGCTGGTATCCAAAGAGGTGATGTTGACGCTATCCAAGCTCGTAAGAAGCTTACACTTGCTGAAAGAGATGTTCTTTACGAAAACCGTGTTAACCCAATCGCTACCTTCACATCAGACGGTATCAAAATCTGGGGTAACAAGACTCTTCAAGTTAAAGATTCAGCTCTTAACAGAATCAACGTTAGAAGATTGTTATTACAAGCTAGAAAACTTATTTCAGCTGTTTCAATCAGATTGTTATTCGAACAAAATGATACAGTTGTAAGAAATCAATTCTTAGCCCTTGTAAACCCAATCCTTGATAACATTAGAAGTGAGCGTGGTTTAACAGATTTCCGTGTGGTTCTTTCAAACGACCCTGAAGATATCGACAGAAATCAATTAACTGGTAAAATCTTCTTAAAACCTACAAGAGCGTTAGAGTTCATCCAAGTAGAATTCGTAATCATGAATACAGGTGCATCTTTCGATAACATCTAATACGAACTAAAATACAACAATTAAGGCCCTAAAAAGGGCCTTTTTTGTTTTAAACCGATATTTATATAGAAAATCAGTATCATTATGGCAAAGATTAAAATAACAGCACAACAATATAATACAATCCTATTACATGAGTCTAAAACTCGTTTAAAGGTTCAAGAATCGATTATTTCAGAAACTTTGAATGAAGATGCCCAATTATTAGAAGAACGCTGGAAAGAGGTCGTATTGGGTGTAGCTATGATGATGGGTGTTGGTTTAACTGGTATGAATAAAGCTGTTGCTCAAGATGCGGTTAAAAATGCTCAAACAATGGCTCAAATTAAAGCAACACTTGAAGATGAAACTAAGACTGCTGAATTGGTTGATTTGTTAAAGCAAAAGGGTATGAAAGACCCTGAAACTAAGCTTTCACAAAACGCTGAAAAAGTTGTTGACCAATTTAATCGTATTGCTGCTGATGATGATATTAAGTACCGTGTGGATGTTAAGGTTGTTAATAATTTACAACAACTTAAAGGTAAACTAGGACAAGGTTATGCTCTTAAGGGTGCTGAAATGTCACAAGATACCATTCATGGTCAACAACAACAACCAGTAATAACTGTTACCGACACAATGGAAATTGAATTAGGTAATGATAAATTATTTGTTACTGGTGGTTATACACTTAGTCCAGCTGGGGTTGATACTATAACAACTGCTATTGAAGAGATTAAGAAATTAGGTGGTAAAATTGAAATGGTTGATATTGAATCATCAACCGATGCCGAACAAATCCCTAAGTTTATGAGTAAGGATGACCCTACAGGTAATATTCAATTAGCGAATCTTAGAACACAAAGTGTATCTAATCTAATAGGTTCACTTGAAGGTGGTGTTTCCATCAGTCATAGAGAAATTCCTAATAATGGTTCTAATGTTGTTAGCACACAAGAATTTAAAAAAGCAGCTGGTGATAAACAAGCTACCGCTGCTCTACGTGAAAAAACATCTGAATTTAGATACGTTAAGATTAAAATTGTTGCCACATTTGAATCAAAAGCTGATACATCAACAACACCTGATAAAGTTATCGCAAATTATAGATTTGAATTGGTTAAAGTGATTGAATCTACTGGTAAAACAGCTAAGATTAAGACTAAAACACACTTTAAACATAAGAAGTTCAAATGTCATAAAGCGAAAAAAGGTAAGATAGATGTTTCTAAGTGTACTACTTGGTAACATCCACCAAACCTTTTTATTTAGTTACGATAAAATCTTGTACCCAAGTGTTACCTGATTTACCAACACTTACTTGTGTATATTCTGCGTTAAAGATATTTGCACGGTGACCTTTATTTGGACTACTTAAATCGATTAACAATTGTACCATTACATCAGTAGCTGTTTTACCAGTACCACAATTTTCACCAGCTGTCTTACTAACGTTTTTTGTTCTATCAACTAACGTTTGACCGTTAGGACCTGTGTGTGATAATTGTTTTGTTGAGTCTAAGTATTGAGCGTGTGATTTAGTATTTGCGTATAAAAATGTAGACAATTTCAACGCTTTTACTGGTTTAGCTGACTTTAAAAAAGCAATTAAAGCTTCACCTTCAGCAACAATATCAACTGATTTACTAGTAGATTTATTAGTTGTTTTAGCACCTAAAGCTTTTAATTTCTTAGCTGATGCGATATAAGCCTCAACCGCTGGGATAAAGGATTCTGGGTTAGTACGTACTTGATTAATCAACGTAACCATTTCGATTTCTTCAGCTGTTTGAGCAAAAGATGCTGACACTGAGCAGATTATTAAGATAATTGTGATTAATTTTTTCATACTACAAAGGTAATAAAAGTTTTTGAATCTACCAAATATTTTTTCATTTTTTTGATATTTATTGTTGTGACCCAAAGTTTTTGTAGAAAAAAGCAAAAGTCACGTATTTATTTAGAAATAAAGGATATATTTTAAAAACAATACAACATGGCTGATTTATTAATGAAAATGCCCCTACCTTACGAGCCTAAGAAAAAGAATCGTTGGTTAATAACTTTCCCTGCTGATTTAGGGATTCAACAATGGTGGTTAGCTTCGACTTCAAGACCTTCAATCACTCAGAATGAGGTCGAAATCCCATTCCTTAACACATCTACATGGGTTATTGGTCGTTTCACATGGGAAGCAATCGATGTTACATTCCGTGACCCAATTGGTCCTTCAGCGGCTCAAGCTATCATGGAGTGGGTACGTTTACACTCAGAATCAATCACAGGTCGTCAAGGTTACGCAGCTGGTTACAAACGTCCAGTAGAACTTGAATTACTTGACCCAACTGGGGTTGTAGTTGAAAAATGGTTACTTGATGGTACCATGCTTACAAATGTATCATTCGGTGATTTATCAATGGATGATGACGGTATTGCAGATATTACTGCGACACTTAGATTTGATAGAGCAATACTTTTGTTTTAGTAACTATTTGATTATCAGGAATTTAGGGTTAAATTTAAAATAAAACTTTGTCAAATCATTGACTTGTTTAAAATTCTTTCGTATATTTGCGAAAGAATTTTTTTTATGGTAAAATGTAAAGAATGTGAGTTGGGATTTGAATCACTAGACTCACTAAGAAGGCATAGAGTTCAAAAGCATAAAATCAATGCTGAGCAAACATATATTGATTATGTATTAGACGGTCTTGAACCTAAGTGTAAGTGTGGTTGTAATGAAAGACCTAAGTTTTTAGGTATTGATGCTGGCTTCCGAGAATATAAATGGGGTCATGGTGCACGAGTAAATAATAATTGGGGACATAATAAGGAAGCTATAAGAAAATCACATGAGACTCAGAAACAAATGCATAGTGATGGTATTCTTAAGGTCTGGAACGATGGTTTGACAATGGCTGATGAGCGTGTTAAATTAAATGTAGAAAAGGTCATATCTAACCCAGAACGTGGTAAAAAAATTTCGAAATCGTTATCTGGTATTCCGAAAAGTGAAGAACATAAAGAAAAGATAAAAGAAAACGCTATTATAAGGTGGTCTAACCCAGATGAACGAGAGAAACAATCTCACAAACGAATGGAATATATTATCAAAAATGGTTTTCAAGTTAAATCAAAATTAGAAGAAACGTTTATTTTAATGATGAACACTTTAAGTTTAATTGAGGATAGAGATTTTCATAGACAACATTATGTTAGGTCAATAAAAGCACTTTTTGATTTTAAATTAAGTGGTAAAAAAATATTAATTGAAGTTGATGGGGATTATTGGCATTGTAATCCAAACTCACAATGGAAAGAACCGTTATATGAAGCTCAAAAATCAAATCTTATCCAAGATAAGATAAAAGAAAAATGGTGTGAAGAAAATGGTTATAAATTACTTAGATTCTGGGAAAGCGATATAAATAACAAATCAGAAGAGGTTATTGAAAGGCTGAAATTAGAATTGTTTTAAAAATACACTTTTTTATATAATTTTGTTAATAAAATACAAGCTAAATTAGCTGTATGTTCATCTTTTAAGCAAAGGGCTGAGGGAACATCCGTACTAGTATTGGTATAATACACATGGTAATA